AGAGGAGGCGCGACGGATCGGCTTTCATATCTCCGGCCTTTACTCGCCGCTGGGCTGGCTCTCGCGGGCAGATATCGCACTCAAATGGGAGGAAGCGCAGGGAAACGAGGCTGCGCTCAAGACCATGAAGAACACGATCCTTGGTGAGACCTGGCAGGAGCAGGGCGAGGCACCGGACTGGCAGCGCATGTACGAGCGACGGGAGGCGCGCGATATCGGCCAAGTGCCGAACGAGGCGCTCGTGCTCACAGGCGGAGCCGACGTGCAGCGCGACCGCATCGAAGTGTCAATCTGGGCGTGGGGCAAGGGACTGCGCTCGTGGTTGGTCGAGCACGTCGTTCTGGACGGCGACACCAGCCAGCCAGAGGTCTGGAAGAAGCTGACGGAGCTGCTTTCGCAGACTTGGCCGCACGCCTCGGGCAGTCGGATGGGGCTGGCGCGGCTTGCCATCGACTCCGGCGATGGTGCCACCACGAACGTCGTCTACGCTTGGGTGCGCGGCGCTGGGCGCGGCCAGGTGGTTGCGGTCAAGGGACGCGGTGGCTTCGACCGCGCGACGCCAGTGGATGGTCCGAGCTTCGTGGAGGTGACGGAGAACGGGCGGAAACTGCGTCGCGGCGTCCAGCTTTGGAACGTCGCTGTGAGCGTTTTCAAGACGGAGACCTATCGCTTTCTGCGCCTGAAATCTCCCACGGACGAGGATTTGGCGGAAGGCAAAGGCTGGCCCAACGGCTACATTCACTTTCCGGCCGGAACGACTGCCGAGTTCTTCAAGCAGCTGACTGCCGAGCAGCTGGCGACGGTCAAGACGCGCCAAGGATTCAGCAGGCTGGAATGGCAGCAGATGCGCGAGCGCAACGAGGCGCTCGATTGCCGTGTCTATGCGAGAGCTGCGGCTTGGCTTATGGGTGTGGATAGATGGGACGACAGGCGCTGGTCCCAGCTTGAAGCGCAGATCGACAAGGGCCCGAAGGAGGAGCGTCCTGCGGGCGAACCGAGCCGAAGGGTTAAAACAGAGGCACCCAAGCCACGGACACCGGGCTTCCTGGGGCCACGCAAGAAAGGATGGTTCTGACATGGCCTTTTCGCAACTAGAGCTGGATGCGCTTAAGCAAGCATTCGCTGCTGGCGCTTTGCGCGTGACATTCGAGGGAAAAACTGTTGAATATGGCAATGCAGACGATCTTTTGAAGCGCATCCGCGTGATTGAAGCCGAGATCGCAGCGACCGCCACGGGCAGACAGCGTCCGGTGGCAGGGTTCGCAGGGTTTCGGCGGGGTTAAGGGATGCGCAAGAAGGAACCACTGAACGTGCGCCTGAACCTGGTGGACAGGCTCATTGGACAGTTCTCTCCGCAAGCCACCGCACGCCGCTACGCCGCTCGCATCGCCATTGGCAACATGGAGCGAGCCTACGACGGCGCGAAAAAGGGACGCACCACGGACGGTTGGAAAACTGCCAGTGGTTCTGCCGATTCCGAGATTGCTCCGTCCGCTGCGCTCCTGCGTGACCGCATGCGCGATCTGGTGCGCAACAACCCGACCGCAGCTCGCGCTGTCGCTGTCCTCGTCAACAACATGGTCGGGACCGGCATCCGTCCGCGTGCTGCTGGCAAGAGCAAGGCTGCAAACAAGAAGGTGGACGCGCTGTTCGAGGCTTGGTCGCAGGTCTGCGACGCCGACGGCCACACGGACTTCTATGGCCAGCAGGCGCTGGCGATCCGCTCAATGATCGAGGGAGGCGACGCTTTCGCGATGCGTCGTCGTCGTCGTCCGAGCGACGGCCTGCCGGTGCCTCTGCAAATCCAGTTGATGGAGGTCGACCACCTCGACGCCAGCAAGAACGATGATCGTGGCAACACGCGCGTTCGCCAGGGGATTGAGTACGACGCGATTGGTCGTCGGGTCGCTTACTGGCTCTACCGCGACCACCCGGGCGACAACCTTCCGATGCTCTCCCGGCGCTTCGAGTCCGAGCGGGTTGAGGCGAGCCGGATCGCCCATGTGTTTGAGCGCCAGCGCCTGCAGTCCCGTGGCGTCCCTTGGGGCACTCCTGCGCTGCGTGCGCTGCGCGACGTGGACGATTGGCAGGCGGCGGAGCTGGTCCGCAAGAAAACCGAGGCTTGCCTTGTCGGCGTTGTGCTTGGCGCAGACGAGGACCAGCAGTCGATTGCGCCGTCTGTGGAGGACTCGGACGGCAACGTGATTGAGCAGTTCGAACCGGGCATGATCGCATATGCGCGCGGCGGCAAGGATATCAAGTTCAACGCGCCTGCCAGCACAGCTGGTGTCTACGAGTGGCACTCCGTCATGCTCCACATCGTGGCAGCTGGCTTCCGCGTGCCCTACGAGCTGCTGACGGGCGACTTGCGCCAGGTCAATTTCAGTTCCTCGCGGGTCGGCCTTAACGAGTTTCGCCGGATGGTCGAGGCGATGCAGTGGCAGCTGATCATTCCGATGTATTGCCAGCCGATCTGGGACTGGTTTTGCGAGTCTGCGTTCACCGCTGGCCTGATTGCGACGCCGACGATCCCGGTCGAGTGGGCACCGCCGAAGTTCGACTCCGTCAACCCGCTGCAGGATGCCACCACTGACCTTCTCGAGGTCCGGAGCGGCTTTGCGACACCGCAGCAGATGATCGCCAAGCGTGGCTACGACCCGCGCCTCGTGATGGAGGAATGGCTGGCGTGGTCCAAGGAAGTGGATGCAGCGGAGCTGGTCTTTGACAGCGATCCGCGGCGCGTGTCAAAAGGCGGCCAAGCACAGGCGACGGACCCTCTGGATGCTGACTCTGGCGAGCCGGTCACAAAAGAGCCGGCTGATAAAGCGCCAGGCGCAAAAACAGAAGGAGAGCCGAAGTGAAGGATATACTGGAGCTGCCAGTGATCGCGCGTGCTGCCACGCTGATGGCAGACTCGATCAACGTCGAGGCACGCACCGTCGATATCGTCTGGACCACAGGCGCAATCGTTCAGCGCGTGCGCTGGGAGGGCTGGGAGGACCGCGTCGAGTACGACGAGGAATTGGTGGTGGACGCCACCTCCATTCGCCTCGAGCGCATGAACGCTGGCGCTCCCTTCCTCGACTCTCATTCGGCCTATCGGCTGGAAAACGTGCTCGGGTCCGTGGTCGAGGGATCGGCGCGGATCGAGGGTGGCAAGGGCTATGCCACGATCAAGCTGACTTCCGCCGCTGACGCGGCTGATATCGTTCAGCGCATCCTTGAGAAATCAGTGCGCTTCGTCTCGGTGGGCTACCGCGTCCACAAATACGAGATCACGAAACAAGAGGGCGTGCGCGAGCTGTGGCGCGCGGTCGATTGGGAACCGATGGAGGTGTCTGCCGTGGCGATTCCCGCCGACGCAGGCTCCCACATTCGTTCGGAGAAGAACGGCTCGAACACCGGGCTAAATACGTGCGTGTTCGTTCGACACGCTGATCCCGCCGCACGGTCGGCACCAAAGGAGGCTCCAATGCCTGACGACATCAACGCGAGCGGCGAAGATCAAATCCGCTCCGCAACCCCGGCTGTTGCTGCCGCACCAGTCCTTGCAACTCCGGCTGCTGCGCCTGACGCTGCTGCCATTCGCGCAGAGGCTGGCGCTGGCGCTGCCACGATCCTCGATCTGTGCCACCGCCACGGCTTCGACAACGCCTTCTCGGCTGACCTGATCCGTCGTGGCGTGACGGTCGACGCTGCTCGCGTGGCGATCCTCGACCAGCTGGCCACCCGCGACAACGCTGGCGGTCGCACCACTGAGCCGACCTTTGCGCAGGCTCGTGGCGAGGACGCGAACGAAGTCGCCTACCGCGACGGCGTCGCCAACGCGCTGATGCATCGCCACTCTCCCGGCGCACACCAGCTGACCGAGCAGGGCCGCCAGTTCCGTGGCATGTCGCTGCTGGAAATGGGTCGTGAGTCGCTCGAGCGTCGCGGCATCTCCACGCGCGGCATGAGCAAGATGGAGCTTGCCACCGAGGCGCTGCGCACGCGCGCTGGCCCGGGCTACCACTCGACCAGCGACTTCCCGAGCCTGCTGGCCAACGTGGCGAACAAGACCTTGCGCAGTGCCTACGAGTCGACGCCGCGCACGTTCATGGCGTGGGCACGCCAGGCGACCGCGACGGACTTCAAGCAGGTCGAGCGGACGCAGATCGCTGGTGCGCCTGACCTGATCCGTGTTCCGGAGTCCGGTGAGTTCTCCTACGGCACCATCGGCGAGGGCAAGGAGGTCTACGCGCTGACCACCTATGGTCGGATCATCGCGATCACGCGCCAGACGCTGATCAATGACGATCTGGACGCGTTCACTCGCGTTCCGACTGCCTTCGGTGCCTCCGCGGCTGACCTTGAGTCGGACTTGGTCTACGCGATCCTCACCAGCAACCCGGTCATGAGTGACTCGCTGGCGCTGTTCGTGGCTGGCCACGGCAACGTCGGCACCGCTGCTGCCATCACGGAGGCATCGCTGGCGGAAGCCTACCGCGCGTTCGGCAACCAGCGTGGCATTGAGGGTCGCCAGGTGAGCGTGCAGCCGCGCTTCCTGATCACGCCTCCCGGCTCGCGCTCGGTGGAAGCACGCAAGAACGTGACCGCCACCACGCCGTCGGCTGTGGCTGGCGTCAACGCTTTCGCTGGTCGCCTCGAGACCATTGAAGAGCCGCGCCTGATCCCTGCTGCTGGTGCCGATCCGTGGTTCTTGGCCGCCGATCCGTCCCGCGTTGACACCGTCGAGTACGCCTACCTCGAAGGCTCGAACGGCATCTTCACCGAAACCCGTCAGGGCTTCGAAGTGGACGGCATCGAAATCAAGGCACGCCACGACTTTGCGGCCAAGGCCATCGACTGGCGCGGCAGCAACAGCCGGGGTTGCGGGGCGGATTTGATCTTCGCCGCTCGCGTTGATGTCGTCAGGCATTGGAGCCTCCTGTGGTGCCGACCGTGCGGCGGGATCAGCGTGTCC